AAGTATTTAGTTTTAGATGAATCATTTGCAAGGTACTTTATTGTAACTGGTGGTCGTGGTTCTGGTAAATCATTTGCTGTTAACTCTGTACTATTACTATTAACTTATCAAGCTGGACATACAATACTATTTACACGTTACACGCTAAGAGCAGCCAGCATTAGTATCATACCTGAATTTATAGAAAAGTTAGAACTGCTTGGAGTTATTGACCAGTTTAAAATAACAAAGGACGAAATAATAAATACAGGCAATGGTAGCAAGATAATATTTCGTGGTATTAAAACAAGCTCAGGCGACCAAACAGCAAATCTAAAATCATTAACTGGTATTACTACTTGGGTAATGGATGAGGCAGAAGAACTTAATGATGAAGATATATTTGATAAAATAGATTTATCTGTTCGTAATAAAGTACAAGAGAATAGAGTTATATTAATATTAAATCCTACAACTAAAGAACATTTCATTTATAAGAGATGGTTTGAAGATAGAGGTGTTTCTGCTGGTAGTAACATAACTAAAGAAGATACTACCTATATACACACTACATATTTAGATAACTTAGATAACCTTTCAGAAAGCTATATTAAGCAGATAGAGACAATGAAAGTTAGAAGGCCTAATAGATACAAGCATACAATAGAAGGAGCTTGGCTTGACAAAGCTGAGGGTGTTATATTTACTGATTGGAGTATAGGAGAATTTCAGCAAGTAGGTAAAGTTGTTTATGGTCAAGATTATGGTTTTAGTAATGACCCCTCAACATTAGTTAAAACAAGCATAGACAAAGAGAATAAAGTTATCTATATACAACTATGCTTCTACCAAACTAAATTAACTACAAGCGAAATATTACAACTTAATAAAAAGTTTGCAGCAGATAATTTAATAGTAGGTGATTCAGCAGAACCAAGATTAATAACAGAACTTAGTAGAGATTGTAACGTTGTGCCAGCTATCAAAGGTCAAGGTTCAATAACATTTGGTATTAGTTTACTACAAGATTATGATTTAGTAATTACTGAAGATAGTACAGAATTAATTAAAGAGTTAAACAACTATTGTTGGTTAGAGAAGAAATCACAAACACCAGTAGATAATTTTAACCACGCTATTGATGCGTTGAGGTATGCTGTAAGTTATCAATTACAGAATCCAAGTTTAGGAGAATATCACATTTATTAAAAAAATTTACAGAAGTAGAATAAAAAAAATTAAAAAAAGTTGTAAAAAAGTTTTGTAGTTAAATAATTATACTTATATTTACAATGTAATTAAAAAAAAACCAAAACAATGAAAAATTTAAATTTAACACAATTAGAAACTTTAACACTAACAGAATTAATTAAAAATGTAGATATTGATATTAATGAAGATTCAATATTTAGTAGTGTAGAAACTGAAGATTTATCACAATTTACTGGAATTGAAATTAAAAAAATGAGAGGAGTTGTAGGAAGTTTAATAAAGAAAGGTATTGTTTATCTTGAAGATTATGATGATGATGGTATAGAGATTGTTTATCTTGATAATGAATATTTTTATTTATCAAATAAAAGCAAGTAAGTTACTAACTAAACAACAAAGAAAAGAGCAGTATGGTTTATATATTGCTCTTTTTGGTTATAATAAAAAAATAACATTTGAAAAATTTTTAACTAAAACTTATAAGCTACTGTAATAGGTAGCTTTAATTATAGCCACGCTTAAGCCACCCTTAAGCATTTAGATAAGATAAGAAAAGATAAGATATATAAAGAAAAATAAAAAAAAGTTTAAAAAAGTTTTGTAGTTTATAAATATATTTATATATTAGCATTGTAATTAAGAAAAACCAAAACAATGACAACACAAGAAATATTAAATACAAGAAATGAAAAAGGAATAATTAGTTTATCAAATGAAGCTGCTGGATGGTATGCAATTTCAAGAGATAACACACACACGATTACTTTTTATAATACTGATGAATATAAATTTTATAAAAACGAAGTGTCTTTTGCAAAAAGAATTTGCACACTCTTAAAAAGAGGATATTAATTAAAATAAAAATACTAAGAGCCAGCCGATGTATGTTAGCGTAAGTGCTCAAATAATTAGAAGCTACTGTAATAGGTAGCTTTTTTTTATTATATTTAACTATAATTTAAAATAACTTTCTAAATACGTTTAGTAAAGTCTTGATTTAAAATTTATGTTTTGGTTTAAAGTAGGTAGTCGGCACAAGAGCGTTACCTATTTTTTTTATATTTGTATATAACGATTCACTAATTTAAACGTTTATATATAAATGAAGTTAACTATTAACATACCAGAAACACTTAATGAAGTTACTTTAAAGCAATATCAAAAGTGGTTAAAGATTGCTGATGGTAAAGAACTGGATTCATTTCTACAACAAAAGATGGTAGAGATATTTTGTAATATACCACTTAAGAATGTATTACAAATAAAAGCTACTGATATTAATAACATCTGCGAAGAACTAACAAAGCTATTTAATAACGAACCTAAATTTATAGATAGGTTTACTTTAAACGATAAAGAGTTTGGATTTATACCAAAGCTTGATGATATTTCATTTGGTGAATATGTTGACCTTGATACATACCTTGCAGATTGGGAGCAGATGAATAAAGCAATAGGTGTTTTATTTAGGCCAATAACCTATAAGAAGAAGAAGCAGTATTTAATAGAAGATTATGAAAGTGCTGATAAATACGATATGTCAGAAGTAACTTTAGATATTGTATTTGGTTCGATTGTTTTTTTTTACAGTTTAAAGAACGAATTACAGAAAACTATCCTGAATTATTTAGCAACTCAGAAGGAGATAGAGCTACCTCAGCATCTGCAGGATTCTCTGCTAAATGGGGCTGGTATCAATCTATCTACGGACTTACTAATGGAGACATTCTCAAATACAATGAAATTACCAAATCAAAACTCCACACCTGTTTAATGCACTTAGCATTTGAAAAAGATAAATATGAATTAGAGCAACAAATATTAAAAAGAAATCAAAGATGACAAAAGACGATATATTAGAAGAATTAACAGAACGCGATTTATTAATTGAGAATGAACACATAATTCTTGTTGATGGTTTTGAAGAAGCATTTTTAGGTATTACAGCAAACAACCCAGTTCAAGCAATATATGATTACTGGATATGTTTAGATTTATTAATACAACGTGATAATATGGATTTTGACAACGCGATTGATGACTTAGATGAATTTATTAATCAAGATTTAGGAGTTCACACTCCAAGATATATAAAAGTAGTATGAACAGTTTTTACAATATAATAGATAAAATAAAAGAAGTAATTGTTGCAGAACCATTTAACAACGAAATAACTTTTGGTGATATAGCTGATATTGATTTAAAGAAGCAGAGCTTGTTTCCATTATCTCACGTAATGATTAATAACAGTACAATAAACAACAATTATGTAACTTTTAATATTACTATCTTCTTTATGGATTTAGTAGATATTAGCAATGAACAAGTAACAGATTTATATAGAGGCAACGACAATAGGCAAGATATATTAAACACTCAGTTAGCATTAGCAACAAGAGTTATTAGAGTTTTACAAAAGAGTGATTTATATAAAGATAAATTTGAATTAATTAATCCAGCTACTTGTGAACCGTTCACAGAAAGGTTTGATAATATGCTTGCTGGTTGGGCTGTTACTTTTGATGCTGGTACTAATGATGAAATGACTTATTGCTAATGAGTGAATTTAAAAAGGCATTAGAGAAATACGCTAAGTATGTTATTCAACAGTCAAGGAGCAACCTAACTAAAAAGAAAAACAACGCTTCTAAGCAATTATATAATAGTTTAGAGTATAGAATACAAGGAGATAAGATTTCGTTTCTTAGCGAGAAGTATGGAGAGTATTTAGATAAAGGTGTTAAAGGTTCTAAATCAACATATCCAGAAAGCTCAGCAAGTCCATTTAAATACACTACTAAACAACCACC